AGAAGAGTATTCAACAATGTCAGACCAGCTTGAACATCTTGCAAATGAAGACCTCAAGAACAAATTAGACAAGTATGAAAAATTAGTCGCAGAAGTTCAAAAACTGAAGATAAAAAGAACCCAGTTAGATAGTCAACTAGAGATTAAAATGAACCAGCTCTCTATTCTCGAGAAAGATATTCAGGCTCTGGATGAAGAGATTACTACACTGAAATTACAAGCGAGTGATAGTGATAGTGAAGCGCATTCAAAACTTAAAAGCATTATTGAAAACCTACGTGCTGAAGTGAAAAATATTGAAAATAAAATCTATTCAGATGCTTCTCAAATTGGACTCTTAAGAGCTAAAATAGATAATCTCATAGAAGAGAAACACAGGTATGAAATACTCGAAAAAGAATGGGAAGTATATGAATTTTTGCTCCGAGCTACTTCTTGGAAGGGTATCCCCACGTTTGTTATGACAAAACAAATTCCTCGAATCAATACTGAACTCAATAAGATATTGCGAGATGTTACCGGTTTCACTATCGAATTAGAAGTAGATGAGAAAAATACCGATATCTACATCAATTATGGTGACACAAGAAGGCCTCTAGAGTGTGGTTCAGGGATGGAGAAAATGGTGAGTTCAATGGCTCTTCGTGTCGCACTCTCGAATGTGTCAAATTTATCTAAATCCGATATGTTTATTGTAGATGAAGGCTTTGGAGCCTTAGATTCGGAAAATGTCGAAGCTGTGACATCGTTACTACATAGACTTAAAGACTACTACCGATTAATTCTCGTTATTTCCCACGTCGATGTAATTAAAGACAACGTGGATGACGTAATTATTATTGAAAGAAACGGACAAGACAGTAAAGTCATATACAACTAGAGAAAGAGGCAAAATGATTGTACGAATACCAGAAAACTATAAACCAGAGAATAAAGACTGTCCAGTGTGTAACATCGCATTTCGTTCTAGAGCTGATGTGAGCAACTATCATATTCACGGTTGTTGTCTAGAGTGCGATATCAAATATCGATATCCAAATGTTGAAAAATGGACAGAAGGTTGGCGCCCGAATACTAAACAATAGTATATACAATATTTTTGATCCTCTAGTATAATTAGATCATATCTAATATCTGGAGGATTTTTTTATGCTAAACTATCAAGACATTATTGCGCTGAATGAAGCGATTGATTCTACATTTGGACGTTCATCAATTAGAGATGCTGGACATGGTATCCATTGTGCTATCAAAGCTGGCTCTGCTGAAGGAGAACATATTTTGGAAATTCGTTATGAGACTATTATAACCATGCATCCACATCATGTTGAAACTACTCAGAGAGAGTACGACGATGTGTCTATTAAAGCTTTGAACGAAGAGATCAAAAAGATTAAAGCAGATTTCAAAGAGATTTCTGGCAAAACTCTGACTGCGACAAAGGGTACAAATAAGAGTTATTTGGATATCATCTCCCACAATCCATCCGTATTGCGTGGAAAATACTACAATACTATCCAATATATCATCAAGTAAACATGAGCAAACTCTCGACAAAGCAACAAAGAGTCCAAGAAATCTTGCGTTGTGGAAAAGACCCAATCTATTTCTTCAACAACTACGTGAATATTCAATACGGTGGTGGACAAGGTTCAGGACTCTTTAAGACCTTTCCTTTTCAGGAAGACTGTATTCGAGATTTTGAAGATCATCGATTCAATATTATCTTGAAGTCTAGACAGTTAGGAATTTCGACAATTACTGCTGCTTATGCGATGTGGTTAGCGTTATTTCGTCAAGATAGAAATATCCTGGTAATTGCTACAAAACTAAAAGTAGCACAATTGTGGTTTCGTAAGTGTAAATATCTCTTGGCATCTCTTCCAGAGTGGATGGTGATGCCCACAGTACTTAAAAACAATCAAACAGAACTGGAGTTCTCAAATGGAAGTGTTATCAAAGCTATTCCGACAAGTGAAGACGCAGGCCGTGGTGAAGCTCTCTCCCTCCTCATTGTGGATGAAGCTGCTTTTGTGCGAAATTTCGACGTCATTTGGACTGGTCTGTATCCTACATTATCGACTGGTGGTAATGCAGTAATTCTGAGCACACCTAATGGTGTGGGTGGTCAATATTATGATTTGTGGCAGGGTGCTATAAAGGGCGAAAATGAATTTAATGCTATCAAATTGTCTTGGGATGTACATCCAGAGAGGGATGAAGCTTGGTTTGAAAATGAAGCAAAACAGCTTACACCCAAGCAAATAGCACAAGAGCTTCTGTGCGACTTTGCAGCATCTGGTGAGACCTATCTCCGACCAGAAGACATAGACTATTATAGAGCGCATCTCCAGCATCCTATAGAGACATGGGGACCAGAGAAAAATGTGTGGGTATGGGAATATCCGCAAAAAGACAAAGAGTATATAATTTCCGCTGATGTGTCGAGGGGAGATGCCAAAGATTACTCTACTTTCCATGTGATAGACACTGAAAAATCTTCTGTAGTCGCAGAGTATCAGGGTAAACTACCTCCAGACCAATTCGCGCAACTATTAGCAGAAGCAGGTAATAGATATAACGGTGCAATGCTCATTCCTGAAAACAATTCTTATGGATACGCTTTGATTATGAAACTTGTAGAATTGAGCTATCCAAATTTATACTTTCAGTCAGAGAAAGCAAAATATGACTTTATGTATGGCACACAAGAATTAGGAAAGATAGGCTTCCAAACAAATGGAAAGACACGTCCACAAATCCTCACAAAACTTGAAGAAGTGTTAAGAAACAAAGAAGTAAGAATAAGATCTACAAGATTTTTTGAAGAATTAAAGACGTTTGTTTGGCAATCCGGAAAAGTGCAGGCTATGAAAGGAAAGACGGATGATCTGATTATGGCGCTTGCCATTGGTGTTTGGATGTATGACACATCTCCTTCAAATATTGGAAAGAAGAACACTGAAGTTCACAAAGCGATGTTATCTGCGTTTGGCACAAATAAGAATACATTTGAAAAATCTGTGGTCAATCAACACCAGACGCAACAAGCACCATACCAAAATGCTCCTGGACAATTTCGTTGGATATTTTAGAAAATTCTAAAACGTGGTATAATTACCATACAACAATAGAACGAAATTAATTCGAGAAGGTGATATGGCTGAAAATAACGATAATCTTTTTAATAGGTTAACGAAGCTATTCCGGAGTGGCCCAACAGTTAAAAGAAGGGTTAAGGACTTTACGAAAACATCGAAAAAAGCTTCAAGCGCAGTTGAACTGTTCAAGAAATCTCATACCGATGTTTATAATTCCACACTTTCGGCATACGGTTCGTTCGACAGAATGTCTCGATATGGAGACTTTGGGGAAATGGAGAGCACTCCGGAAATTGCTAGTGCTCTAGACATTTATGCGGAAGAAACCTGCTCTTCAGATGTGGACGGTAAAGTGCTTCACATCTATTCAGAAGACAGACAACAGAAGGAGCTTTTAGAGACTCTTTTCTATGACACTCTCAATGTGAATTTTAACCTTGTGATGTGGACAAGAAATCTCGTAAAATATGGAGACTTTTTCCTATTTAATGACGTACATCCTGAATATGGTGTCGTCAATGCTTATCCAATTACTATCACGGAAATCGAAAGAGAAGAAGGGTTTGATAAAGAAGACCCATCGGCCGTTCGTTTCCGTTGGATTACACAGGGCAATATTATCCTCGAGAATTGGCAAGTATCACACTTCCGACTCTTGGGTAACGATGCGTTCTTGCCGTATGGCTCTTCTGTCCTCGAATCTGCGAGAAGAATCTGGAGACAATTAATCCTTCAAGAAGACGCAATGTTGTTATATCGAGTAGTTAGAGCGCCTGAGAGAAGAGTGTTCTATATTGATGTAGGTAACGTGCCTCCTGATGAAATTGCAGACTATGTAGAACAAGCAAAATCGGCTCTGAAGAGATCACCTGTAATCAATAGTGGCACTGGCGGTGTAGACTTAAGATACAATCCTATGGCTGTAGATGAAGACTATTTCATTCCTGTGAGAGGTGGTGATTCAGGTACAAAGATTGATTCACTTGCCGGTGGTGCGAATGCTTCCGCAATCGAAGATGTTGAGTATATCCAAAAGAAACTATTTGCCGCTCTTAAGATACCAAAGGCATACCTTGGATACGATGAAGAGACTGGTTCGAAGGCAACATTAGCACAAGAAGACATTAGGTTCTCTCGTACGATTGCACGAATCCAAAAGACAATTATTGCAGAACTCAACAAGATAGCAATGATTCACTTATATTGTCACGGTTATACTGAAGAACAATTACTCTCTTTCAGATTAGCTCTGTCAAATCCCTCTTCATTAGCGCAGTCTCAAAAATTAGACCTCATTAAATCTAAATTCGATATTGCAGGAGCTGCACCTGAGGGCATGGTTTCTAAGAATTGGATTTATAGAAATATTTTCGGTTTCACTACTGATGATATCGACAATATTAAAAATGATCAACTTCGAGAGAAATTAGCAGACATGGAATTAGAAGCTGCTGGTGGTTCTGGAGATGATTCAGGTGGTGGAGACGATGGTGGTGGTGGTGACCTTTTCGCAGGTGACAGACCAGAAGGTCCTGTATTGACAGGTATAACTCCACAACCAGGGGTTAATGAGTATGATGATTACGGAGATTCATTGATTGGCGAAGCTGATGAATTAGACGAAGATGAAATTGATCTTGCTAGAATTTCAGCCATGGCAATGGACGGTATTAAACCTGAAGCCGGTAAGAGAAATATGTGGGGTGAATTAATGAAAGAACCTCGCAAGAGAGATTCAAAAGCACATGCTTCTACTCTAGAAATGCCAGACTTCAAGTCAATGGTAGGACACTCTAGACATCAAGATACTCTTAACGATCCAAATCAAGCTGGATGGTTGAAGAGTATGGGTAAAGCTTCCACTAATATGTTCACTAAAGAGTCTCGAGAACGAAGACTTGCAGAATATATAGCAGGATTGGAACCTGATAAAGATCCATTACCTCCGACTGTTGTGCCTTCGATGTCTTTTCAAAGCAGAAAAATGTTAGAGAGAATGAGCTCAAAGTTAGGGATTGGAAAAATCTTAAAAGAACAAAATAAAGAATCATATAACGAATTGCTAGAAGAACATTATGACTTCGGGTTAGATATGGAGATAGACGATGAGTAAAAAATCTCACAATAAAAAGAGAAACGTTGGAATTATTTATAATTTGCTACTTAAAACTGCTGCGGCTGGACTTGTAGAAGGAAACAATATTAAGACTAAAAAAGCACAAGAAATTATGAAGAGATTTTTTCATTCTGAAAATGAACTATATAAAGAATATAAGCTCTTTGCTGCATTATCCGAAAATTTTGGTTTTGATTCAAATCTAGCTACTCGAGTCTTGAGTGAAGGTAAAAATGCTGCCAAACGTCACTCTAAACATAAACTAGAGAGAGAAAAAGACAAATGTATAAAAGAAATTAACCATACTTTTGGAAATGATTTTTGGTCACAAAATTTAGCAAACTATACTTCTTTAGCTACGGTAGGACAACTCTTAGAATCTTGGAGAAATGGAGAAGATTTTGAGCAAACCGTTGTTTTTGAAAGTAAAGTCCATTCTATTTTAACGGAAAAACCTGTTGTAAAAACTATCAAAGAAGAAAAAATTCCAGAAGTAGATAATTTAGTTGTTAAAATTATGTTGGAAAAATTCAATGAAAAATATGGGAAAACCATGACTCCTGTACAGCAAAATTTAATTAAAGCTTATATCTTTTCTGATTCAGAGCCAGAAAAATTCACGAAATTAATTGAGAGCGTACAAAAAAATGCTCTGCAAAAATTAAAAGACTATAAAACGGTATGCGATAATAAAATAGTTTTATCTAAAATTGATCAAGTATATACACAGATTAAAGAGGTAAAAGTGAGAAATATTTCTGATGATAATCTTGCAAAATTTCTTAAAATTGTAGACCTCACAGAAGAGATTGGGAGAAATTAATGCCAAACGAATTAAGACTAATTACAGAATGGAACAACTGGGAATTTGACAGAGAAAAATTACTCAAAGAGAGATCTGCTTCTGGTAAATATATTATGAAAGGCATCTTGCAAAAAGCAAATACGCTAAATCAAAATGGTCGTATATATCCTGCAGACATCTTAGAGAGAGAAGTGAGAAACTATCAGAAATTCATCGCAGAGAACAGAGCATTGGGAGAATTAGACCACCCAGATTCTTCAGTCGTAGAATTGAAAAATGCTTCACACATCGTGAGAGAAGCTTATATGGACGGAGATATCTGTTACGGTACAGTAGAAATTCTCGATACACCCTCTGGTAAAATTTTAAAAAGTTTGGTCGATAGCGGAGTTACACTTGGTATTTCTTCGAGAGGCGTTGGTTCTACTCGTAAACAAGGAGATGCGCAATACGTACAAGATGACTTTCAGTTAATTTGTTGGGACTTCGTGACAGAACCGTCTACTCCAGGTGCTTTTATGATGCCAGAGGGAAGAAATAGAGAGATTACTGTAGAATCTGCTTCTCTAGATAGAGTGTTTAACAAATCCGACAGAATTGATAGAATATTAAATGATATATTGACTTGGGAGAAATAAAATGAGTTATTATGATAGAGACAAATCACCTAATAATGGTGGTACCACAGTAGGAGTGGGCGGAACAATGGGATGGCCTGTGCCTCATTTAGGACATGCTCCTGAATATCAAGTGAGTGGTTTTCCATTTGTGTATACTTGGAACAATTCAGCTGTTGCCAATGGCACTATAGTACAAGTCGATTTGCCATTTGTAGCTCGATGGATTATTATTTCAGGTCATCATAACAATGACAAAGTTGCAAATGATCATTTACACATTGCATTTAATAAGAATGGATTTACATCAGGCAATTATGTCGATGGAAGATTTTCATCAGACATCAGATTGGAAATTAAATGTTCAAAAGTATACTTTCGATTGACGAATTCTTCTGGAGTAGACCACGTTGAAATTATTGCTGGTTTGACTTCAATTCCATCGTCTTCTTTTGATAACGTACACACTCTAGCAAATGCTATTGGTGGTGGTTCAGATATTATCGGAGTGAATACAACTCCTACATTTACAGTTAATCCTTAATTTGAGGTAATCAATGAATAAACAAAAGCTTAGTAAATCTCTCTTGAAAGAAATCGTAAAAGAGTGTCTAGTCGAACTCCTTTTTGAGGGCATCGATAGTGACCGTTTGTCAGAAGCCGTGAGTAAGCCCCGCGGTTCTTCTCGGTCTCTTCAAGAAGTAGTAGATGAACGATCGTTTCAAGGCACTGAAAGACAAACTACGAATACAAGAAGGTCTACACCTATCCCACAAGAAGCTCATATCTCTACAAGAGCACAACAAGCTATTCCAGGATTGACTAATGACCCTATTATGGCTGAGATTTTTGCTGATACTGCAAGAACGACTCTAGTAGAACAGACTGGTGCAGAATCTCGAGGTTCAAGACAGCCTGCGACACCAGAAGCCGCAAGAGTTGCAGAAGTAGATAATATAGAAGATTTATTTTCTGGAGCTGGAGATTGGGCTGCGATCGCATTTGCTAATCAAAAAAAATGATAAAACATAATTAGAATAGATAGTTAGAGAAAAAATATCATTTTTTGCAAGGAGATTACGATGGCAAATTTTCAAAAAACCACACATCAGACTGTAGAGCATATTGACCCTAAAGATTCTCGTGGGACACAATCTAACAAAGCAGTCTTGAAAAAATTATTTTCAAATTCCCCAATTCACTCAGGACAATTGACAAAAGACAATATCGGAGATTATTGTGCACAATTTTTATTGGGCAGAGTAGACGATGGAGGCTATGGAGTTTTAGGAGAAGTAGAGAGAGGATTCTCTGAATCTCCTAATTTAGCTGATACACAGACAGGTGAAGGTGGATTACCAGCTTCTCCTTATGTTCCAAATCCTTCTTCTCCTACCCAAGGATTAAATCCGGCTTCAATTCCTGCTGCTCCAGAGGGTTACGGAACTGTACCTTCAGACACTTGGGGCAATGGTAATGGACATGCTTCTCCTCATGAGACAGCTGCTGGTATGTCACATGGTTGGAAAGATCTTCCAATTGGCAAATCTTCCCACAACGGTTAATCATGACTAATCCTCATTCTAAATTCGCAATTGGATCACGAGGTGGTCCAGGACAAGTCGATGATAGAAAAGGTCGTGGATATGGATCAATAGATCCTCAATATCACCTCCCTCGTCAGATGGGAGGTGGTTTTCCATATACTAATACGGATGAACAAGACGCATACGACGAAGAAATAGAAGGCACTGACACCGGAGTATCTGAAGAGACAACCGGAAAAATGCTTCGAAAAGCTGAAGAACCTTGGGATTTTGATGAAGCAGGATTTGGCCATGACGATCCCGGGCATTTTGCAGATGCAACAACAAAGGTCCATGAAGTAGTCGCCAATTCAATGGTACCATTTCCAGGCTTATATAAGACTTCTATTGATAACGACGATGAAGGCATAAAGAACTCTACGACTCGAAGAGACGGTTCTACACGAATGCCAAAATTCAAACCGAAACAGCAATGGGAACGTCCATCTACAGTAAATTATTTACATAGTGAGAAATATATAGATAATTACATAGACGATGGTCGAAATGATGATATATTTGAACCTAACGATCATGAGTTGTATTTAAATGAAATTTTATTACGTCGAATAATTCGACAATTAATTATTAACCAAATTTAAGGGTGTTTTGTGAGTAGTAAATGTAGGTTTGTTGTTAAGCCCACCAAAAGAGACCAAGGAAAATCTCCAGAAGTAGTCAATTCAATATTAATTAAAAGATTCGTAAGAATGTGGAAACAATCGGGAATTGCTCAAGAATTGAAAGAAAAAAGTGCACCTCGCACTCGTGGCATGAAGAAAAGAAAAAAAATTCATAACGGAAAAATGCGTCATCTTAGAGGTAAAAAGAGATAATTACTACAATATCGGATAATTAGTATTATCAAAATAAGGAGATGTATTATGTCAAATATGTATCAAGACGCAATTGCTGATGCTAGAAAACTTCGTGAGATAGCAGAGCAAAAAGCTAAAAATAAAGTTATCGACGCAATTACTCCAAAAATTCGAAGACTTATTGAAGCCCAAATACAAGAAGGGTCAGATGATTTAGTAGATTTAATGGATGATGAATTGGTGTCACCAGACTCTGATATTGATATGTTGGATGATGAGGAAATCTCTTCTGATTTATCTGATGAACCTATGGAACAGAATTCAAGTTTAGATGTAGATCCTGATGGATTTTCATCAATTGAAATCGTTGATGATATAGATGATTCAGATGACTTCGATTCTGAAGAAGAATCAGAAGAAGCTTCTCAAAAATCCGTGCATGTGAATATCACTGTAGAGAACAAGAATAGACAGCTTAGATCTATTGCTATTCGATTAGTAAAAGAACTTGCTGAAACAAAAAATCCTCGCAAAATTAAATATTTACAAGAGAATTTAAATAAAGTGCGAAAAGCACTTATAATTACTGAAAACGGCCAGAATGTTCGTATGGCCAACAACTTAACTGTTATATTAAAGGAGAGCGGAATGCGCAGACGTAAGAATAGTTGGCTTTTCGAAGGTGAAGACTTTGGAAAAGACGGTGCAGATATGGCTGACACTGAATTTGATGATGCTGGATTCGAAGATGAAGGCGGAAATGATATTATTGATGCTTTAGAAACATTGGGTGTAGATGTAGAAATGTTGAAAGCAGAATTGGGTGCTGGATCAGAAGATGAAAGCATGGACATGGGTAAAGACGGAGCAGACTTCGAAGACGTAGAATTCGATGATGCTGGTTTTGATGACGGCGAAGATCTTGACCTTGAAGGTTATATGGCTGAAGCCGACGACAATGAAGTAGTAGAAATTGATGAGTCTATGTTGCGTAGCGCTCTTCGAAGCACATCTTCTCGTAGATCTCCTCAAGCTACTCGTTCAGCTCAATCACTTCGTGAAGCTCGTGCTCGTAGAGCTCAAATGGCTCGCAGACGCGCACTTCGTGAAGGTGAAGCAAAATCAATGGCAAAACACTTTGGTGGTGGCAAACTGGGCAAGGAAATGTTCGTAGAAGTTTCTGAAGAACAATTGTTGAACGCTTTGGCTGAAGAATTGGGTAACTACGGTTCTGCTTTCAAAACCGGAAAAGCTGAGAAAATGGCTTCTTCTTTCGGTGGTGGTTCTGTTAAAGCTTCAAAAGCAATGAAAGAAGCACGAGTTGCTAAGCGTCAAGCTAAAATCAATGAAGCTGCTGCAAAGAGAGCCGCTGCTCAAGCGCGCGCAGCAAAAGCAGAATTGCAAGAATCAAATCTTTTCAATACAAAACTCTTGTATGTGACAAAGATTATGCAAGAACACACTTTGAATAAAAAACAACAACGCGCAATTGTTGAAGCGATGGATAATGCTAAGACTCAACGCGAAGCCAAATTGTTGTTCACATCTCTCAATGAGTCTTTGAATAAGAAGAAATTGCAAGAGAGCAAAACTTCTCCTTCTACACTCACTGAAAGTAAGTCTATGACAGGTAGTTCAAGTACTACACTTCGTTCAGGCCAGGCACCTAGAACAAGTACAAATGAAGTGAAGTTGGACCGTTGGGCTGTCTTAGCTGGTATTAACAAATAATCGATCAAAAATTTATAAAAAAATAGGAGACTTATTATGTCTATGACTTTACAAACTTTGACCGAAGGTATCCGTGAAAGACACATGGGAGCAACTCATGCTCGTTTGACTGAAAAATGGAACCGTACTGGTCTTCTTCGTGGCCTTCAAGGCTATAATCGTGAAAACATGGCAGTATTGTTGGAAAACCAAGCTGCTCAAGTTTTGAAAGAAAGCAACTCTTTGGGTGGTACAAATAACAACGGTACATCTGGTGGTGCTATCCAAGGTTTCCAAAACGTAGCATTCCCAATCGTACGCCGTGTATTCGGTGGATTGGTTGCTAACGAATTGGTATCTATCCAACCAATGTCTTTGCCAGCTGGCTTATTGTTCTACTTGGACTACACCTATGGTTCTGATGTTGGTGGTACAAATGAGACATACTCTGTTGGTGGCTCTATCTATAACGATCCTAGAGGTAAAGGTATTCAATCTGGCTCTACAATGACTGGTGGTCAATATGACTTGTTGGGCTCTGGTTACTCAAAGCAACATGACAGTACAAATACAAATATAGCACAAACAGCAGCATTGGGAACAGGTGCTAACTTGTTAGTCTCTATTCATGCTACTACTGGTGTTTGTGTTGCCGCGAATGATGGTGATGCTATTACTACTACACTCTCTTCTACAGCGACTTTGACTGGCATTGCAGGACAATTGGTTGATTTTGATGCTGTGACCGGAGCATTGTTGGACGCTGGTGTTCTTAGTGGTTTGCAATTTTTAGTAGTATCTAAAGCTGCCATCACTACTGCTTGTGCTAGTGGATGGTTTCCAGATTATTCTATGA